TGAGAGAGTTAAATTCTTTATCTAAACCTTCTCTCTCGTTTTTTAATACTTGTTCATCAATATTCATAATTTATATCCTAGATTACGCTGTTGTATAACCGTTACCACCTAAAATGTTCCAAGATGAATTCTTGAACATTAACATTACTGTTTCACCAGGAGCATTTAAAAGAACACTTGTATATCCTCTTAAATTAGTTGGTGTGATTGTTACAATTTCTGTACCACTAGAAGCAGTATTAATTATAATCTTTGTTTGTCCTTCAGCACCATCAGCTAACGAACATGTACCAGCTCCACCTAATGCGTTAACTTCTGTAGTTTGAGAAGTGATATCAAGAGTTAGTGCTGTTGAACCGTCTGTAGTTAATGATTGTGATGTTTGAGAAAGTCCCAAAAAATCTGGAACATTATTAAATACATCTTTTGCTGTTATTTTTTTGTTGATTGGAGTTCCAGAGGGGTCATCTACCACATGAAACAAATCTACACTTGCTAAGGCCGTACCAAGGTTGGTAAGCGCCGTGATTTTCTTGTCTGCCATTGTCTTTTCCTTTTCTAAACCCTTAATAGAGGGAATGCTACTGTAGGTAAATTCCTACATCAATTAACCATATTATATACTATTTATACAAAAAAAGAGGCGTGGAATTCGTAGGACCACGCCTCTTCTATAAAGTATTAGTATATCTTACTTATTATGCGTCTGCTGAATTCGTCAAAGCAACTAATGTTTCGTATTGAACACGGCTAGCTCTGCCACCTGTTCCAGTTACTTTCATGTTCCAGCCAGCGTGAGCAACCTTACCTGATTGTGTTTCTGTATCTTTAAAGTTAAACAAACCAATAGTAACATCTGTAATTAAGTTGTCTTCTGTTGCGTTGTTAAACAATTTTCCAGAACCAGCAGCTCCCATGTTAGCAGCCGTAGGTGCTTTTTTCACAGCAGTAAGAGCCCAAAGAGGGGCGCTTCCGTGTGCGTCTGTATTTTTCCAACTTGACATATTATTCTCTCCCTTATTTGTTAGTTAATAGGTACTCAATTCTTAATATCGTACTACTATTTATAACCTAGGGCTTTTAACTGTCTAATTGTGTCGTTAGTATTTTTGTGGAGTATGGCAATACCACCTCTTGCTTTAAATTGTAAGATGTTCTTTTCGTAATCATCAATTAAAACAGTAGGTTGACCATTGTAATTTGTATAGTTTTGTTTCTCAACTCTTTTTACAAGATTAACTCTACTTCTAGGTATGCCAAGATTTCTTTGTACCCATTTAGTTTTACCAGGAATACAGCTCGGGTCTGTAGTCTGTTCTACATAAGCACTTAAAATATGTGGTTGAAATTTTTTGATATAAGACCAAAGTTGTTTAGCACCAGTATTCCAAGGCATAGTCTCCCAAAACCTAGGATAATCTTTAACTGGTTGCCACTTACCTCTAATAGATTTGAAATTCTTTTTAGGCTCTTTCATCCATGCGTCAATGGACATGCCTGTTGCTTTCTCGGCCTGTTTGACGAAATCACATAACACTCCGTCCATATCACAATAAAGTCTAGGTAGTTTTTTCATAGTGTTATCCTTTTTTATTATGGTTTATCATAACATAACCACAACTAAAAGGCAACAGCGGAGTTGTCGCAGCTATAACTTATTGATTACTTATTATATTCTATGGTTGGTTTTGTGTCAACTGGTGTTTTCTTTTTACCAGTATCCGTCATAGACTTGTCCGATTCGCTCTTCGCTTTGTACTTGCTATCTATCTTATTAAAAAAAGCTTTCTTTTCAGCAGGTGTCATTGCACCAATACCTTTTCCAGTTTTTTCTAATTCTTTTTTGAACATGTCTTGGTAACCAGATTCATTCTGGTGTTTAGACATTTGTTTAGCAATCTCTTCGATTGAACCAGGTCTGTTGTTGAAATATCCCATTATTTTCCTCTATTTCTTATTTGGTTTAATAGAGTGCTTTTACTGTCCATTACACCCTCGTACTTCTCTTCTTTATTTAGTATCTTATCAGCAATGTGATGTGCCTTTTTAATAGTCTTCTTATCTAAAGGTGGTTCATCATTCATTGTTTTCTTTGCCTGTGCCATGCCTATTGCATAAGCTTGGTCTTTAGACATTTCGCCGAACATCTTTTTATATTTTTGAGTATGAATAGATGGTTTAGTTTTAGCGTCTTTATCACCTGGTGCCTCTTTATTAGAGTCATTGTTTTTAAAGTGAGCCGCTCTAGCGTCTTTTGTATCTTTACTCAAACCTTTATAGTATTTTTTAGGTTGAGTACCATCTTTTTTCTTAACATCTTTATCTTGTGGTACTGCGTCAAGGTCTTCTTTTTGACCTCTTGCTTGTTTAGCTAAATCTTTATCTGCACCACCCCATGTACCACTACCTTTTGTGATAAATGAATTTACTCTAGCATAAGCCCATTGGTGCTGACTTGCACCTGGTCTATGACCACCTTTCCAAGCAGCCATGCCTCTATCAAAAACTTTTTTTAGAATACTGTATGCAATACCAGACTTGTCTGATTTTTTTCTTAAAGCAGCCATTTCATCTAATACTTCTTCCTCTAAACTTTCAGCTCTGATATTTGCTTTGTAATAGTTTCGTAGGTCTGTAGCAAACTTATTAAGGTCTGCACCTTTACCATTTACTTTCATTTGTAAACCTTTGGCGTCAATACTGAAACCTTGTTTTGCTAAATCAATAGAAGCTTTTTTCATATCTTCCATATCTTTGAAAGTAACTGTCATATTTTTAAACTCGTCTAATGATTCTAGTTCTTCACCTAAATCCACATCTTCATTAGCAGTCTTCAAAGCCTTTGCAACTTCTGGATGTTTAGATAAACCTGCTCTGATTTTATCAATCATTTTTTGAGCACCAGTATAGTTACCATCTTTGTATCTTTTATCGAAAGCAATACCTTTTGCCATTCTAATTTCTTTGTCTGTAAAACCTTCTACTATATCAAACGGAAACTCACCAGCTTCTATGCCTTCTGATTCCCAAGTAACTCTTTTAGATGTATCGTTATAAACTAACACATCTGGTCCTTGTTCGCCATTAATAACTGCACCTTTAACCCACCTGTGGTTTTCTTTGACATCAATAAAGTTTTCAACTTTAACAAGGTCTGAAATATGAGGTATCTTTGCTTGTGCAATGGCAGCCTTTGTAGGGTTGTCCAGTTTTTTCAACATATCTTTAACACCTTGAGTAACATCTGAAGCCTTTTTAGTTCTCCAAACATTTCTCAAATTGTTTAATTGTTTGTCTGTTAGTGTACCTCTAATATCACTATACTTTAATTTTGCATTAATAGTAGAGCCCACCGACTTACCTAATCCGGCATACTCTTTAATGTTTTCTTTCATTTCTTCTTTTTTCTTTAGAAGTTTATGAGCAAGACCGATAGTTAGTGGTACTTCACCTGTATCCTTATTAGGTTCAGGTTTAATAGTAGCGTTCTTTTCGTTTTCTAATTTTTGTTTAAGAAGTGCTATTTGGTCTTCAAGATTAGCAATCTTCTTTTCTTTATCTTCTGTATCTGCGTCAGGAGATACATCTTTCTTTTTAGGTAATTCTTTTTTAACCTGTTCTTCTTCGTTTTCTTTATCTTCTTTAACAGGCATACCTTTTTGTACCATTCTTGATAATGCTAGTGCTGATAAGAAAGGTATCTTTTTCTTTCTAATAGCAGGTAACATATGATTAGGTATTTTATCGAAAATTTTTCTTAATTTATTTGCATTGTCAACAGATATAGTTTTGCCTTTCATGTCGGCATATTGTTTTGCTAATATATCTAATTGAGCAACTGAAAATTCTACAAGTACATCATTGCCTTCTTTGACACTTACAACTGTAGCAGCCATATCACCTGTTGCCATTGACACGGCACCGTTAGCTCTTTTGTATAAGAAGAACCTTGCCATACTAGGGTTACCATCTGGATACATTGTTACTTTATCTGTATTGTACTTAGCACTTCTACTTTTACTCTTTACAATAAATTTTTTAACAGTTGTACCTGACATAGTTGAATTGTAAGTGATTGTCATTGAATCACCTTTCTTCAAACTATCAAATTTTGATTTGTCTATTGCGCCTTCTGTAATCTCGTTTGCTTCTTCACCTAAAATGTCTCTAACTGTTTTGACATCTATGCCTAATTTTTTAGCAATATCTTTAGCACTAGCGCCATCTTTGTCCATGGTGTAGATATCTTTCATTCTACCCTCATCAACCATCAATGCGTCTTTTTCCAATGCCTCTAGCAATGCTTCGCCAACTGAGCCTGTTTTCTTACTGTTAGCTCTAACTTGCGCCAAAGCGTCTGACATTCTTAATAGTGCCATGTTGTTCCTCTTTCGATATTATATTTATTCATAAATTAACTGTCTACCTTTGCTCCAGCTCTCCATTGATAGCATGACCAATATCTCGCCATAGTTTTGGGACCTGGGTTATCACAATTATGCCTAGCTCTGAATGATTTTCTTCTTTCAGGACTATCTCGTTTGATTGACATATTAGGGTCTCCAAAAGTTACCTTTTTAATCTTCTCACCATCTTTAACATACACAGCAAACTTTTTAGGTCCACCTGGTGTTCTAGTTGGGTTGTTTAAAGTAACCTTTTTGCCTTGGTGTTCCGCTTCTACTAGTTCCTCTGGCAGTACACCCCACTCATTAGCTTCTAATATATGTCTTTTTAAACTTTTCATTTTACAAATTCTTTGAAGGATTTAAAAGTGAAGTCCTGTTCGGCTAAGTCTTCGTGCATTTTTAAACTTGCATCCTCCAACTTAACTTTCCACTCCTCTCCGTATCTTCTCTTATATTTATCTATTGTAGAATCTGAAGCCTTCCAATTGTCTATATCTTCTTTGGTTATTTTAGAATTTTCAGGCGCTTGTTCAGCTCTTTTCTTCGTATCTACTGGTTTTTCACTAGGGTTTTCGCCTGGTGTAATCTCTTTAGTATGGTTGGCATAGTCGGCACCAATCTCATATGACTCTTCTATCATAAAATCATTGTCGCCTTTTGTATGTGCAACTCTAGCTTCATCTGTTAGTTTAGTTAATACTTCGTCTACCTTTTCTTCCGGTACACAATTAGGTACTTGTCTATTACCTTTCTTTTTCATTCCAACCTGTTTATATCCTGTCCAACAGGCTTCATCTAGGTCTTTTTTAACTTCTGATAATGTTTTTTCATTCATTTTAATTTCCTCTTCTGATACTGGTTCAAAACCGTAATCTATGTTAAGGTCGTACTCTCTTATTATAGCAGACTTATCTGCTGAAACAGGTTCACAATCCCATATCCACCATTTTTTCAAATTTTCATGGACATCTTCTACCATAATGTGGTTTGTGCCTCTTCTTTTAATCACTCCTACAACATTCTCTTTTAGATTTTTTACTGTATCTTCTATGTTAAATAATTGTTCTCTTATATAAAGGTCTCTTATATGTTTTTGTTCTAAACTCATAATTGGTTTAGCACCAGAAACATGAGCAAGACTACCATAACTGGCAGCCAAGTTCATACCTTTTCTTACGGATTTAAACAACTTCTCTTTATCGTTAAATGAAGTTGGTAATCCTCTAGTGAATGCTCTAAAATTACCGGACTTAGCTGCGTCTCTCATTTTACTAGCACTCATTCCCATAGCGCCCTCGGCATCCGGGTCTCGTTCTCCGGCTGACACTACATTGATTTTATTAAATTTATAATAACCATGTCTGCTTCTGACATCATTATATTTTTTCAATATTGTTTCAAACTCTCTTACTCTATCTGAGCCTACAACCATTGTAATCTCGGAGTAATTTTGTTTGAACAGTTTTACCACTATATCTAATATCATATTTGTGGTATTAATCTCTATGTCTCTCGCATGTTTCGGAAACATCTTTTTCATATATTGTAGTTTGTCTCTAGGAGATAGTGGATTCTTTTTACTATCTTCTGACCTACTAATATAAATCTTATGGTTGTCAGCACGAACACTTTTAACTTTGTTAATAAGTTTCTCATGTCCAATTGTTGGTGGATTAAACCTACCAAATGTAAATGCTACATTCTTTTCTAACAACACTTCTTCTTTTTTAAGTGAGGCAATTTCTTTATCTGTAACCTTGCCATCATCTAAAATCTCTTTGCATTTTTTATAAAACTTTAAGTAATGATATTTCTCCAGATACTTGTAGATAACAGAAGTTGGTAATTTATTTTTAATACCATACTGTTTAATCTGGTCTGGTGTCATATCAGTATCAAAGCCTGCTCTTCTATCAGCGTCTAACTTGTCGCCAATGTCTTTAACTTTTTTAATACTATCTTCTATCTCTTCTAACTTCTCATTTATTTTTTCTTGTAAATCTAAAATGTCAGAAGGTTTTAATTCTTTTAGTTCGTCATAATCTATTATGTCTCTTTTTAATTCGCCTTTGAGTATATCAAGTTCACTAACTTGTTTTTTAAATTGGTCCAAATACTTACTGGCGTCAAACTCAATCTTTTCTGGTTTTCTAATCCATTTATTTTTAAGTATGTCGTAATTGCCATCTGCTTTTGCAGCCTGTTGCTTTTCAAGTTCCGGGTCTGTAAGAACATAGTAGTTAATTGGATGTTCGGAACCTGGTATGACTTTACCATTAATGTCTCGTAAAGATTTCGCAAGTCTAACTCTCTCCTCTTCTCTCTTTTCTTTTGGTACATCAAATAAAACATTGATATCTAAATCAGCGTCATTTCTATATCTATGACCTAGAATAGAACCAATCAATGTAGATTTGATTACAGGATATTCATTAGCAAACTTTTTAAGTCTGTCATTTATTAAATCTAAAACAGATTGTTTTAATTTAGGATTTTCGGAAGATGGATTATCCCATACTTTAGGTGCTAATGTCATTCTTGGAATGTCAATAACTCCTTCAGCCATGTGGTAATCTTTAAATTTTTTTATCATCTTCTTCTCGCTTTTCTTTCGCCAGCCATCCATCTTTTTGCAACATAACTTTGTATTGGTGCATTTAATTTTTGTCTAACATATTTGGCAGCTATCTGCAATGTATTTTGTACTAATTCTTGTTCAGATTTATTGTTATCTATTATCTTAAAATTACCAGAACCAAACATAGTTTGAAATCTACCTATATTTGATTGTACTATTGTCCAATTTTTCTTTGCAATAAAAGCTGGTACAGTTCTTTCTCTTTTTTCATTTCTTTCTAATGCAACATCTAAAGAAGTATTTACAAATACCATATGTGTATCGTAACCTAATTGTTTTAACATGGCATTTTGAACAGCAATTAATTGGTGGTCTCTACCTGTACCATCAATAACAAGACCTAATTTACCTTTTAAATATTGAGATATCTGATTAGATGTTAATGCTTTTGCATGAGCTCTAATTTTATCTCTTTGGTCCATTTCTGCGTCTGGCATTGACATAGATAGACCTGCTTGTTTTAATTGTCTTTCAAAATGAGTATCAGAATTAATTACTTTAAGACCAGTACCAGCAAAGGCGTCTCTTGTAACAAATGATTTACCTGAACCAGGTCCACCTGCTAGAAAGAAAGCTTTGAATATACCTTTATCGTATAGGCCTTCATTTAGTAATTGTTCAAATGATATCATGCCGTTCCTTTTATCTTCTTTAATATATCGTTGGCGACACCTTCTGGTGTACTGCCTTCAGCTTTAATATTTATCATCTGGTCTGATAAATGTTTTATCATAGGACCAGTTTGTTTTTCATGTTCTTTAATTCTACCTCTAATTACTTGAGCAGTTTCTCCTTCTCTACCTCTAGCAACAAGTCTTCTTACAACTTCTTTTTCAGATACTTGTAAATTAATCCAAAAGTCTATATCAATATTCTTTTCTTCCATGGCTCTAAATTGTTCCATGTTTCTAGGAAAACCATCAAACACATAACCGTTTTTTGTATCTCCTTGTTTTAATCTTTTCATTACCTCACCCATAACTATAGATGTTGGTACATATTTTGCATTGTCTAATGCTTTCTTTACAATTCTACCAGTTGGTGTATCTTTTTTTGATAATGCTCTCATCATGTCGCCAGTATATAAATGAGGAACGCCTAACTTTTTACAAATGATTTCTGAATAAGTTGATTTACCAGAACCAGGTCCGCCTACCATACATATTCTGTAAATACCTTTTACATCTTCTGTTAAAAAATTTGAAAATCTTTTCATTATCCTTTTACCCAATCTTTAGCAATCGTAAAGTTTGCTCTACTAAATTCTAATCTATCTACAAGTTTAACTGCACCTGCAACTCTATCAACAGCAACATAACCTTCTGGTGCTGTTACTTTATAACCAGTTGGTGTTCTCATAAAGTTACCAATACTTTGTATCTGTTGTAGTTTTCTAATTAAATAATTCTTTGCTCTACCTAAACTGATATGACTTGCAATGGCAAAATATAAAGCAGTTCTATTTCTATCAATAAATTTTAAACCATCTGCTTGTGCTTTAATATATTTTTCTTTACCTTTATCAGTCTTCTTTGAATCTATTTCTGCCTGTGTCATACTTTCAAAATAACTTCTAAATTGTTCTTGCATTTGTTTTACTTTACCCATATCACCTTGCGTTGTTCTAATAAAATGATTAAAGAAAGTTTTTAATCTATAACCAACTGATAATGGGTCGTTTGAATTCTTTGACATTTCATCTAACATAGGTCTTGCTTTGCCTAGAGAGCCTTCTGCCATTCTAATTAAGGCGTCAAATTGATTTAGTTCACCTTTATTAAATGTAGATGAACCAGAGGTATCTTTATAGGCTGCGTCTGCCAAGAATACGGAAGATGTATTTGATTGACCTCTAATAGTACCAAAACCAGCAGATAGATTACTCATAGTTTTACCTGAATAGAAAGTATGGAAAACAATTCCCATTCTTGCTCTTCTAATTCTTTTACCTATATCTGAATTATATGGTACTGCATATGTAATTGTATTAGGTGTGAAAGTAATCATAGATTCACCATTAATTTTATCACTAGACAAATCGCCTTTAGTGAATAGTAAATCGCCTTGTAGAATACCTTTGATACCTAGTTTAGCAAGTTCTCTTAAACAAACTTGTAACTTGGTCGCAACTGCACCACCATGGTTTCTTCTAATGTCAGCTGTTGTATAATTGATTTTTGGAGTTTTGTTGAATACTGATTTAGTACCAACGAAGAATTTACCATTTTCTGGATTAGTTCCACAAATGATAGCAGGAGCACCGTCCCACTTTACAGACATATTCATTTTGCCACCAATATTACCAGCCAGCATGTTTCGTACTGACTTTAAAAAGTTGACAGCATTTATACCACCTTTAGACCCTCTATTGATGATATCATCTTCTAGGTGTTCTAGGTGTGTATTCTTATCCTGGGTTATAAAACCCTTGAAACTAAAAATTTCGTTAAGCATTTTTTCCTCATATTATCCATATACAAAAACATTTCCATAAATCTATCACTTACTCAATGGTACTATTTATACCTTTTAAAACTATAATCACACATTATATGGGAAGGATACACTCCACCTTGTTTATTTCTAATGTTGAATTTTAGTGTGATAAATGGTGTATCTACTTCAACATCTATTCTTTTACCACCAGAGGTCTTACCACCATAATAGGCAATTGCCTTACTAGGATTAGCAAGTTTGGTCATAAATTGTTTACTCATTTTAAAGTGATGTACTTCTGTAGGTTTCTTTGCATGTACATAATGAAACCCATAACCAATACCAGATAGTAACATCTTAATTAATCTTGGTCTGTCTATTTTATTTGTAACATTCTCTTGAAATCTTTTAAGTTCTCCACCATATGAATTAAATACAGCTGCAACTCTTCTTGAATTAAGGCCTAACACTCTAAGCAATGCCTGTGCTTTCGGGTCGGTTACATTACCTGATTTCATATCATCTTCACGAAAGATTGTAGCTACACCTGCGTTAAAAAATGTAACTGTACCTGTTGCTTTCAACGATAGATAAACTGGTCTACCATCAGCAGTGACCGTAATATCTGTTACAGTTTTACCTATGTTTTGGTCACCTGTAGTTCCAATGAATACATTTTTACCATTGAATATAAGTGGTCTCTTTTGATTTAAACCACCAACTACTTCTACTTTAAAATTCTTTGCTTTTTCCCAACCATACATTCTGGCCATTTCTTCAATGACTTTTTTGTTTACAGTTTTTGAAATAGGGTTGTCTTCCCACCAAGCATTTAAATCTTTACCTAGGTCAATCTCAAATTGATTACCTACATTGTTAACACCACGACCACCTCTACTACCCTCACCAAAGGATAATTTGACTTCGTTAAGTTTTAACTTTTGTTTTATTTGTGGAAGAGAAACAACACCATTATAACTTCGTGAAATTTTTATATTCTTTCTTTCACTTGGATTTTTACTACAAGCTATAGGGTCTTTTCTTTTAAATTTCTTAAAGAAATAGTCATAGACAGCAACATGTTCCAATGGAAACTTTGCCGTCTGTAGTTCTTTTGATGATTTTGGTATAAAATCGTAAGCCATTATTCTCTCCTTATACAATATTTAGGACAGTTTGGCAACTAATTATTTCTGATATACTTTATGTCCGCCATATTTAACACATAAAAATGATACCACACCACCATTAGGAGCCCATACTTGGTGTTTATTGTGAAATTGCATTAACTTCCTAGCGTCTTCTTCAAAAAATTTCTCAGCGATAATACTTTTAGAAGGATATTCTACTACTTGCCAAAGGATTTTCTTTCCTCTTTTGACCATCTTTTTTCTGTATGTCAACTTCATGTTATAGTTCCCTGGCTTCTTATCGCCTTTTCTAAATCTAACTTTTTGTTTTCTTTTTTTAGGCATATATTATAATTTAAATTCAGAAAACTTATCGTAAGGGTCTTCTGGTTTATCAACCTTTCCTTGAGTTTGATTTGCGTCAACTATATTCTGTGCTTTATTCTCTACATCATATAGTCTCATTTTACTTCGGTCTACGCCGACAATAAAAGCTCTATTAATACTAGGGTCATTATAACGGTTTTTAAGTTGTTTAATTTTCATTTGTGATAGTTGTTCTAACTCTTCATTTGAAATAAGAGCAAACATAAAATCAGCAGTAGCAGGTAAACCAAAACTTTCGGAAGTATCTTCTAGTCCCACATCTGTAGAAACAAAACCAGTTCTATTAGTTTGTGTAGCACTAAAGATTGGTAAGTTAAACTCTACGGCCAAACCTCTCAACTCTTCAGCGATACTCTTGACTAATGTATAGGTATTAATATTACTACCCATTCTAAATCTAGCTGATGTACATATATTTAAATAATCTATGAATACAATATCTGGTTTAAATGATTTCTTTAAAGCAAGTTCATTAAACAATGCTCTGAAATGGCCAGCGTGAGCAGCTGCCGTTGGATATTCTTTGATAATTAATTTACCACCTGTCTTCTTATTAATTCTACCAATCTTATCATCATATAATTGTTTTGGCATATCATGGAGGTCTTGTATAGTTACATCTAATAAGTTAGCGTCTATTCTTTCTGCAATTCTTTCCTCAGCCATTTCTAAAGTAATGTATAATACATTCTGACCTTGTAGTAAATAAGCGGAAGATAAATGACACATGAATAAAGATTTACCAACACCTGTACCTGCCATAGCAATGTTCAAAGTTTTAGGTGGAACACCACCTTTGGTAATCTTGTTCATAAATTCTAAATCAAAAGGATATCTTTTTTCTTTTGTATGATAGAAAGCAAATCTATCGTCAGCGTCTTCAATGTAATCGTGACCAATATGTTGGTCAAATGAAACTGCCAAGGCGTCAGCAAGAATACTAGGTATTGCCTCTGGCGTTTTCTTATCATCTTTCTTATCAAGTATTTTTATACCAGATAATACAGCATTATGAATAGCACGGTCTTTACACCACTTTTCAGTAGTATCAAACAACCATTCTAGTTCAGCCTCTTCGTGATTGATAGTAGTTAATAATTCTTTGATAGATTTAAAATCTTCTTCTCTTAAATCTTTTCTATTGCCAAGTTCAATAACAATAGTTTCTTTTGTTGGTAGATTTTTATACTTATCTACAAATAAGAATATCTGATTAAATAAAGTCTTCTCTACATTGTTTGTAAAGTATTCTTCTTTAATATAAGGCAAAGCCTTTCTAACAAATGGTTCGTTAAAAAATAGATTTCTTAATATAGTTAATTCAATTCGTTCATTCATATACAACAGTACCGTCCTTCAATTGTTTTTCCATAATTTCCACCAAGATATCTCCAATATAATCTATAAAGTCTGGATTGTCAAGCAAATCGTAATCGTTTGGATTTTTTGTAATTGTGTAATCAAATCGGAGAGGCATTTCGCCTGCTTTGTTTTCTTTACCGGCAAAACCTACCTTACCATAATAATAAATGGTGTCTTTGAAAGGACCATCTACTAATTTAATGCAAGTCTTTTTAGAATCATCACCGTCTCTGGTGACGAAAACAAATTTAGGCTGGCTGTTCTTGTCCGTAGCTGAATTTTCTTTGGGCATATTCATCAATTTTATCTAATACTTCCTTTGTAAAATATTTGTCTGGATTATCCATGATAGATTTACCAAATACTTTGGTGCCATCTGCCATTTCAAATCTTGTACTTACTTTCTTAAAGATACCTGCCTCTTCGGCCAATTCTAAAAGTCCGTAATGTCTATCAAGACCTTTGTCATAACTTAACTTAACATCAACCATAGCATTCTCTACAGTTAACCTCGACTTATAATTTTTACAATGAATAATATTACCAACTACCTCGGTACCTTCTTTTACTTTTCGTTTACCTAGATAGATGATTGATGAAGCGGCGTATTTCAATCCTGAACCACCACCCATTTCTTTTTGTGGGAACATTGAACCAATAACATCATAGGTGTGATTAGTCATAATCAAAGGAACACCTGCGTTACCTAGTTTCAATGTTAAAACTCTAAATGTCGCCTTAACAATTTGCGACCTTGTCATATCTCTTGTTTCTTTTCCTTCAGCAGTATCTTCCATTTCTTTTGTAGTAGATAACATGCCTAAACTATCTAAAACAAACATCAAAGGCTTTCTAGTCTTTGGGTCTTGGTCTAAATA